GTAGACGCTGAGCCTAAAAAAACGCTATCTATCGTATCCTTCTTGCGACTATTACAGCTTCTACATGCAGCAACCAGATTATCCAACGTATCTTCGCCGCCCTTCGACTTGGGATATACGTGATCAACTTCAGTAGCCACGTCACCACAGTACGCACAAGTATACGCATCACGATTAAGTACCCTTATCCTTATCTTTTTCCATTGAGCAGTAGACCTATACTGCTTCTTACTTAGTGCCATCCTTTACGCTCCCAATGTGCTAACGCTTTGCATGGCTTGCCATCATATCTATGTGCAATATATTTCAAATGCACATCTATCTGTTTCATTGGACTTAGTGTCCCATACCACGCACTACGCATCTGACCTAAACCATAATGCGATCCATTACGCGCAGTATGTGACCATCTACTCTCGTGATGAATAAGCCAGTTATAGCATTGGAACTGTTTCCAGCTTAGTTTGTTGTATGCGTGTAGTTTGATATTCATAACGTTGAGTGGCTTTTGGGAATATGCTTTTGCATTACCTGTAAGACATAATGCGATTGCTATTCCTGCAATAAACATAGCTCTCGCTAATGCTGGACGGCGAAGCGAGCTGTCTTTCAGGCTCGCCAGCCGTGGCAGCATATCATGGCTGTCAATGGCGTACGTCACACGGTTGAGCGTGGCTTTGTACCTTTTTGCTAATAATGTGACGTAACTCACTAATCTTTACCCCATCCTTTGCCTTTGAAATGTGCGGGAGTAGCTACATAGATCTTGAACATCTCGCTCTTGCATTGACCACAAACTAATGCGTAATCGTCCACCTTTTCTAACGGTATCGTGATTTCGCTCGTTGTGTCGCATTGGCGGCATTCGTAATCAAATCTTGGCATGATTCACACCTTTCTCTGTTGCCGTATATCCACAGGCCACAACCTATGCAGCGGTGGATTTGTGTGGGCTCAGTAGCCACTAGCTTTAAGCAAGTAAACTAAATCAGACAGGGTAAGCACAGCAACGAATTGATCTACTGACTTCTCACCCTGTCCGTTTAGGCGCAGAACACCCACGCCCATCCCTTTAGTCTTGCGATCATGAAGCTGGCGCATAAGTCCAGCAAGGTCTAGTTTAGTGCGAGCTTTTATCTCAATGTCAAGCCCACTAATGCCAGTAATGTCAGAACCATCACGGCCTGCCCCTACTGGTAGCGCATGCTCCCAACCCTGCTCACGCAGGTATTCAGCCACAATGCGCTGTGTTGCGTAGCCTCTGTGTTTTCTACTCTGACTTGCCATTTTCCTTCTCATACTTTTCTTCACAAAGTCCACAGTAAATGTCTACCGGAAAGTACGCCATGCGCTTGCATCCTGCACAGAATCCGCAGTTCATCCTGTTATCCGCCCTTCATCTTCAGGCCTGAAGCTCCAACGTCCACTAGGATCTAAGACCATCCAGATAGGCGCACAATGCTCAGACTTGCGCTTGTAAGGTAATGGACACATGTAGCCCTTATAGGCTCCTTTAGCGCCTGAGCCTTCTCTAATTGTGCGTACACCGTGCGCACACGTCGGTACAGGTTCGGCCTTCAACTCTGTCTTGATTAAATCAACAGCGTTATCAAATGCGCTGACAACATCCGCCGGTGGCTCTATTGTGGTGTCCCAAACAATCTCGTTATCCGGGTTGTTTTGCTTTAGGAAAGCCGCTTGTTCTTCGGTGCGTACACGTATGGGTTTAGGGCTTGCTTGAGCGTCATTAACCTTAGCCATTTCGAGAGAGCTTGGTCGCTTTCCTTTAGCAGACAATCCGAGATTCGCCATGCATCTACCAATGCTAGAGCTTTCACAATTCTCAAGCCAAAAATCACGATCCACGCCACGGTCTTTGCGAGAACCACGCGCATAACCAACAGCGGAAGGAGCAGTATCAAGATAGGTGCGGTAAGCGTATGCCTTGAATACAACAATTCCTTTTTCCTCATCATTACTCACTAACTCGGTGATAATTGCACCGTCTGGATTTTCTGCGTAGAACTTATGTATGCGAGTATCTACATCCTCATAGTTTTCTAGGTTAAACATCTAACTGTTGTTTCCCTTCTTTGTAGTCGAGCTGTTCCTTAAAGCTCCAAATTGTGCCATCGTGCCACGTTTGGGCCTCTTTGGCGCAGGCAAAACAGTAGTGCCTCTCTATGACTTTTCCGTGGACAAATGACGTAATAGTCCACACCGCCTGTTCTTGACCTAGCGGATGATTAGCTCCGAATCTGACTTTGTGATAGTCGCACCAGATTCCTCGCTTACTCTGCGTAATCTTTGCCATAATCAGCCCAGTCCGTTCCGATTGCCATTTCCCCGGCGAGCGCAGCATAGGAGACGAGATCCACAAAACTATCCCTTTTTGGAGTTTCCACGATTCGCGAGATCTTGACCAATGCCATGCAGATACACACGTCCAACGGGTCAATTTCCCTGCCGAAATAGCTAGCCCATAACTCAGCGATTCGCTTGATATTGACTGCCGGGTGTCCGTAGTCAAGCCCTCGCTCATCGAGTATGTCTTTTGCTTCATCGAGGATTCCTTTGGCTGAATACTCCTTTTGCTCTGTTCCATCCATGTGCGTAGCCCTTCTTATAGTATTTTTGCTTGAGGTTTTGAATCTGTACGTACACTAATGAGCTGACAATGAGCAGCCCAAAGCACACATAAACTATCTGGTCAGGCGTTAGGTTGTGTTTCATATCGCCCCTTTCGTTAAACCAAAGGTAGGGCAAAACACAAATAGCCGGGATTGATTCACCGGCGTGTTGTATAACAGTTTGATAACGGCCTAGCCGAAACGCTTGCCCTCAACAATAAAGGAGCCATCGCATTCTATTGGAATAGCCACAGGTGACACACGCTTGCGGTCTACATAGATAATGCCAAAGCCTGCCTGCCAATTCATTGTGCCACGTGTGTAATAGGCTTGGCTTACGTCCATCAAATGACCAACCTCAAAGCCTGTCAAAGTACCTGTTAAAACGCCTCCAGAGGCCGTTGTAAAGCTCGATAACCCCTGCCTATGGGTGTGACCACACACCACGTTCTTACCATGCCTCTTAGCGGCTTCTAGGGCCGTTAAACCCCCATGTGGCTTAGTGGCTTGCTCATCACCATGCACCATAACCCAGTTGTCATGGAATTGATACGGCTTGCGGTGGAACGTGATGCCTAAAGCATCAAAGCCCATAAAGTTCTCATACTGCAATTCGGGCAAACCGATAAGTCCGGGTAGCCTCTTGCTTAAGGAGTTGTAGAGTCTGTCTGTGTGGTTGGATCTGACGATATGTGTGATGCCCAATTCGTATAAGACGGTCTGAGCTGTGTCACGATCTCGACCAATGGTTCCAGACCACTCATCTCTACCGGATGACCAGCGGCTAATTGTTTGAAAGTCGAGTTCATCGCCCACGCATAGAACGTCATCAGGCTTGTATTTGCGGATAAAGGCTGAGATATTTCGGACGGCTCGTTTGTCATGAAAGGGTACTTGAAGGTCGCTGATTACAACGATTCGCTTAATCTTCTTCTTCCTCATCCTCATAAGCGTGGTCGGGATTGACCGGACTCCAATCAGGCATGGCAGGTCTATGGAAGGTACTTGTTACGTAATCCATAGCATCTTCATGATTGAACCCTTGGCGCTTTAGCGCAAGGTAAGCCTCATGCACCTCAATAGCCCACACGTCTAAAGGTGTGAGAGGTTCACGCTTATCTCGTTTAGCTCTAGCCGCTTTAGCGCGGCGTTTACTATCGAGTTCTCTTTTTGATAGTTTTCTTGCGCTCATTAGTTAGCAGCTCCAATACCATCGACTCAAGTTTGTCAATACGTGCAACAATGTCAGAGGCTTGTAGCATCGCTGGTACTTCATGGCGAATAATGTACCGCAATCCACCGATAAGTAGCCCAGCTATGCTAAGACACGCCAGAACAAATGCAGCCCATTCTGTCGGATTCATCGCCGCCCAAAAGATGTGTCGTTAGGGTTAAGCCATCTGAGTATTACCGGAAGGCTTGCCACCAGAGCTGCATTTACAATCGCAGGTGCATCCCAGCCCACGGCTAGGTATGTCGCTATTCCTGCTGCTAGAAATGATCTTGCCCAGCTTGCGCTTACGGCCTTTAGTTGCTCCATTTATGGGCTCTCCTGTCAATAAGGGGATTCTGAACATACTGCCATCATAATCGCCCTTAGCAGTAAAACTTACGTGTATGTGTGTCTTGTGTGGGTTTATTCCTGTGTATTTTCGCCACTTGTAGTTGCGTCTGTATGAGGCAATTTTGCCTGCAAAGATAATATAGCTAATTCGCTTATCAAATCTGGCAAGTAGTCGAAGCTGATCAGCAAGGTCGAACGCTTCGGATTTGTGGCTTCGAAGGTCAGCGTCAATGTCGAGGGCACGTACAATGCCGTCATCAGTAGGGTTGTGATCGGACTTACGCGCCGCATGCTTTGTATCACCGATCCAGCCATCACTAGCTCTATCTCTATCGGGGAACGCATCATCAATCTGCTCTCTGAGTTGCTGCCCCGCTTTGCACAACTTAGCCAAGCAGCACCGCAGCTTCCTCAGCCGTTAAACCAAGTTTTGCCAAGATTTCAGCGCGAGCCGCTTCCTTAGCTGCCTTTTCTTCTTCTTCTCTGGCTTTCTGTTCTTCAGCCTGTTGAGCTGCTAATTCCATATCAGCTATTTCTTCAGCCGTAAGTTCAATTTCCTCTACGGCTCCAGTTGAGCAATCTACTACGAGTTTTGTTGGCATTGTTTCTCCTATGAGTTTTTGATTCCGTAAAGGGTAGCGGTTGAATATTGGACAAAGTTAGTGCCTGAATTATTGGTCATTTTGATACTTGTAATCGCAGCTGTGTTAGCCCAGATACCAGCCGCTAAAGCAGCAATCGCGGTTGTGCCATTTGTTTCGGAAGCACTATCTAGCGATACTGATTTATTCGTACTGCCAGCATAATTAGGAATATAAACCTCAGCATTCCCGAAAGTGTTAGCCGTTGCGTTTGCGTTAGAAACGAAAGCCCAAGCAATATTGCCAATGTTTGCGGTAACAGTTGATAACGCTGAAGCCCCATCGCCGTAAATCATCCTAGTTGTATAGGCTGTGCCAGCACTACCATTGAATTCAAACCTGATGTCATCATAAGTGTTTGTGGTAAATGCGCTGCGACCCGATATTTTTATAAGTAAATCTGTGTAAGTCTGTGGGATGCTAGAAAATGTCATATTAGCCGCCCCACCTGATCCCACAGTCACAGTCGCTATTGCTTCATAAGTTGTTGGCATTATGCCGCCTTTATGCCGTAGAGAGTGAAGGTTGAGCCTGTGTTTATATTAGTCAAATGGAAACTTACCGAGGTTATTGCGGCGGTGTTGCGCCACAATCCAACTCTTGCGACTGTGTAACCTGAATTGCCGAAACGATTGAGAACAGTCTTATTTGTTGTGCTATTGGAATAATTCTGAATATGGACGAAAGACGCCGTATTAGTGATGCTTGACGGATTGTCGTAACCTACCGCTATGCCTGTTTGATTTGAGTCTCTTGAGGATACCGCTGACGAACCATCGCCATAAAGTGTTGTCTGAGAATAATTAGAACCTGAGTCCGAATTGAATCTCATAAGAAGATTTGCGTCAGCGGAACCTTCATAAGTAAATACAACTAAAAGGTCGGTGTATGTGCCGCTGATTGATGAGAAAGTAACTGAAGACTGTGCGCTACCTAGCGTTGTCGTTGCGATTGGCTCGTAAGTTGTTGGCATTATGCGCTCTTTATTCCGTAGAGGGCGAAGGTTGAAATATTGGTTGGATTATAAACGCGAGCCGCCAAAGTGATTGAAGTGACTGCCGCTGTGTTGTACCAACCGCCGCTGTTGAATTGGAGAACACCGCCGCCATTTATATCGCGACCTTGTAAAACTCTGACAGTCGTATTTTTGTTTGTATTAGCATAATCCAAAATATCAACAACAGAGACGCAATAAACGTCAGTATTGGATACTGGCGAATTGACATTGTAGATTCGATTCTGACTTGCGTAACCTTCGGCTGAAGTTGTTGCGCCATCGCCCGATAATCCGTGAAAGGAGTAATTATTGCCGGTGTCACCATTGAAACGTAAATCTATCTGATCATTACCGCCAGCAGTACGAGCAAAGCCTCTGATTTGTAAATGAGAATAGGTTGAAGGAATACTGCTGAAGGTTACAGACAAAGCCGAACCTGTAAAAGTAGCAGTAGCGATTGACTCGTAATCGCCAGCGGCGGCTGGAGTGCTAGAGGCTAGGATGCCCAGAATTGGCATTAGGCTAAGTCACCCACAATAGTAAATGTGTTAGACGCTGTGCAGATAACGGTGCAAGCTGAGTAACGAACACGCAACTTAGGAGAAGATGCAGTTGCACCTGTTGAGGTAATAGTTACCCCTGATCCTTGTGCGAATGTGACCTGACCTGTACCGATTTGCTGCACATGAATCTGATCGCCAGCGGTAAAAACTGACGGTGGTACGGTGACGGTAATAGATCCTGAGTTATTGCAGGTCACTAACTGGTTAAGGTCATTACCTGCAAGTGTGTAAGTAGTGCCTGTCTGGTTGTCAAATTGCAATCTGAGTTTTAGATCTACTGCACCGGATGTTGCGCCACCTGCTAAACCTGAATCTGTGCCTGTGGTGACTGATGTAATGTCACCGGATGATCCGATAGAAACCCACGCGCTTCCATCATAAACTTCAACTGCATTTGTGTCTTGAAGGTAGGAAACCATGCCTTCAGCTAGGACAGAGGTAAGCGCGCTAGTGCGAGCTGCTGCTGAAGCAAAGACCATAACGGTTTGCTCGTTCAGATAGGTGTTTACCTGCGCTGCTGTTAAAACATCGCCTGTCTGAAATAACTTGTAACCTGCGCCTGCCATGTTGCTCCTTAGTAGCTGAGGACGTCCTCGCCTAGTATACCGCTAATCGTGCTATCTAACACGAATCCGGCAAGCAAAGGCTCAGAGGTGAATAGGGTTGTGTTCCATGAGGATCGAGTAATTTCGTGGTGGATTCCCTGCACAAGGCTAGGCTGTACCACGCTGCTATTACCCGGCATTGTCTTAGTGACACTAATGCCATCAAGCAATTCAATGTCTACACCGGATAGTGGCTTGTTTGGGTTTGTGTCATCATAAAGGTTAAGTTGGATAGAGTCCACGCGTACTTCAGGATCCTTGCGTGTAGCTAGGATGCCTTTCGCCTGATTCAATGCCTCAGCATCGGTCTGTACCAAAATGCCAGAGCGTGTGCCTGAATGTAGGAAATAGGTGTCAATGGAAGGCTGGTCGAAAGCATTTTGAGCCGTACCGCCTGCACGTGTAACGGTTACGTCATTCACTAGGTTTGTGTCATCAAAAGCCACTATTGCGTTTGTGTAGCTGATATTTGTGCCATCATCGGAGAATGTGTAAGCGGCTGTGGCTGGTTCAGCAATAAGGTTACTGCGACTGACGAAACGCACCGCGCCTTCACCGTCTACGAACAAACCGCCAAACTCGCTGTCTTGTACCGTGTTTAACGCCTCTAAAGCCGTCCTAGACGTGCCGGAATCCGCCTGTAAGGTAGAGTCACCACTATCCACATTTCGTAGGCTTAGAGGCCAATCTACGGCGTTTAATAGGGCATTGACACGAGCCCCTGAGAGTTGTCCAGCAGGTGCGCCTGTGACCGTTGAAATAGAGCTACCAGCGAGTAACTTAGTGCCATCCACGCAGCGCAAGGTTACGGTTGAAACGTCCTCGTTACCCTGTCTGAAGCCTGTGTCGTAATTGGTAATAAAGCCGCTAAATAGGAAATAGTCCACGCCTAAGTAAGTTGCATAAATAATAATCTGACGCAAAGGAACAAGGTTAGGGTAATAAGCCCCTGCCGGGTTCATGGGATTCCAGTCACCGTTTTGGTCAAACAAAACCACATCAGCCGTACCAGCTTCAAACTTGCTAGTAATGCGTGAGCGACCACGTCTAATGTTTGTGCGTGTGACTAGGTTAGTAATCTCGATAGGCAACGTGCCTGAGCCTAGTTTATTGGTTCCTAGTATGCCGCTAGTGGCTGAATCTAAGATAAGTGGGTTGGTTTCAAAAGCTGTGTTACTGTCAAAGTCTACAAACACACGCAGCGTAGGTGCTGGCATTACAGAGCCACCGCGTTTAGCGTGATTGACTGGCCTCGCTTTTGTACCTCATATAAGCCTTCAGTAATGACCTGAATGAGATCATCATTAGACATAACGTTACCTGCTACGTTTACGGTGACATTGGCAGGGTTGAAACCGCCTGCACCGAATGTGCCAATGGTTGAGAATATGTCTGCAATCCGTTGTCTGGCGTTGGCCTCATTAGGTGAATCATCGGCACGACCAGACATGACCGTACCTGAGTTAGCAATAATGGTTGCACCGTTTACGGTAAATGTGTTGAATGGATTGGCTGTTACGCCTCCCGGCATTGTGATAGCTACGCCGTTAGGGTCAGTTGGGTTAGGCGTAATGATTACGCCGCCACCTCCACCGCCACCGCCTCCACCGCCGCCGTTACCGCCGCCAGCTGAACCGCCACCGCCAGCGTTACCGCCTGCGCCATTACCTGAGCCAAAGCCGCTAATCGCTGAACTGATTTTGCCAATCTTGGCAAGCAAGCGATCTAGGATCGTATCCCAATCTTCAAAAGGATTCTTTGCCTTTGGAATGGTTGCTATGCCTGTGTTAAGAAGAAACAGTTTAGTCTGTGCAGCAATAATCTTATTGATGACATCCGTAGCGTTATCGCCTGTTTTGAGAGTAATACCTAGATTCTCTAATGCTGGCTTTTGTAGCAATAGAACTGCCTGAGTTAGTTTGTCTGCCGCTTCAGCGTTGTCGCTTTGAATAGCCAATAGGGCTGTTAGGCGTAGACGGTTTTCTTCCGTAACGCGATTCTGTAAAGCCGCTACAAGCTGAATGGTGTCTATGTCGAATACTGTGCCAGCGCGCTTAAGCATCATGATTTCTTTTTCGCGCTTCAAGCGTTCTTTCTCTGTCTTAGCCGCTGCGGTTGCTGCCTTCTTTTGTAGAGCTGCTAATTCTTTAGCGCGCTTTGCAGCGTCTTTCTCAGCTTTAGCACGTGCAGCCGCTTCAGGCCCAGCACCTAGACCACCGCTAGGAAAAAATAAAGGTTTATTCTTTTTGCCTAATTCTGTAATTGCTGTCCATGGTGCGAGAGGATCTACGCTCTTAAAAAACTTAAATACTGTGCTTGCATAGGTTCCAAGATCACTAAAACCTCTAATAAGTGTGGCAATTCCTCTTGTGGTGTTTGCGACTGCTTCACCAAACATGTTCATAGCGGTGACGCCGCCACCGATGCCGCTTTCGCCGGATAGGATAGTGAAAGCATCCACTAAACCTTCGCCTACGGTTTCCTGCATATTGGCAAACGCTACGTTGAGAACGCCTACCTTGCCTGCATAGGTTTCTAAATACGCTGCGTTTTGTCCACTAAATTGCTCAGTTAATATCTTTTGTAATTCTGCAAATGACTTAGTGCGTAACTCAACTTGGGATAAGCCAATGTTGTATTTGGATAAACCTCTAGTCTGACCTACATACGCACGTGCTAAATCTTTAGATACTGTTGCAACGTCACGACCTGAAGCCCTAGACATTTCTAAAGCAAGTGTCAATAATTCCTGTGAACGTGTGACGCTGCCAGTAGTCATTAACAATGACTGCATGGCAGGGCGTAATGAATCATCTAATACGCCTGTGGTGCGCTCTAACTCAGCTATGAACTCAGTTACGCGTGTGTTCTCAAATGCTAAACCTAGATTCTCTAAGCTCTTGGTCAATCTGACGGCGGCTTGCTGATCTTCACTAAATGCGCGTACTGATGCCTTGCTAAATTGCAAAATGGCTCTTGTAGATAGCGTTGCAGCTAATGTCTTACCTAGAGTGACCATGCGCCGGTTTAGGGCGGTGGTTGCCTTATCGGCTTGCTTAAAACCTTTGTCTTTGAACTCTGAGGCTATATCAATGCGAATGTTAGACATTAGGCAGCCTTTCTAACGGTAGCGCGCATCCTTAATAATCTCGATGCTTTATCAATTGCCCTAAATGTCGCGTCTAGTGCCTTGCCATTGTTTTCAGCATAAGCAGCATAAAGTAGGCGGCCTCGACCACGGCTAAACTTGTCGTATTGCTTAAGTGGCCCTACGCCATTCATTGATCCGACAAACATGCGACCAGCTTCAGGGTTATTGCTTGCGCCATACTCTTTTGTGTTTT